TTCAACAACATATACAACTTTTCCCCTTGGGTTTCCTTTTCTACTAGGACCCCTAGCAGCATCACTAGTATTCTTGGTAGCAGGATTTTGAAAATCTTCCCTGTCTATCTTTAGAACTGTTACCATCATTGTTCTTGTTGTTCTAATTTTTGTCCCACCGCCAGTAATATAGCCGGATGCTGGGCTAGCCTTTAGCATTGCCTCATTTCCTATTTTATATCCCACCTCCAAATTTGGTGCAATAGCCCCGAGAAGAGATGATCTAGCACTCTCAAGGCTGGAGAGCATACCGCTATTTAACTCTGGAATATTGTTAGCATCGACATCTGGACTCTGAAGTTGCTTGAGAACAGGTCCGATACCAAGAGGATTGACAAAGCCATTTAATGTTAGCTGAGCTAATAAACCCCTCATAATTCTATCCAGTGTGGTTGCTCCAGCATCACCACTTCCTAAAAGTGCCAAAGGAGATCCAAATAAAATCTTAAACACTATATCAAGCTGAAGGTCTTGGATAAACCTTCCAATTCCTGTCATTGTAGCACCAAATCTAACCAGGCCTGCACTGCCGAGACCAATTGGGCTGCCACCAAAGCTTTCGTCAGTGATAACTGTATCCCTCTCACCCATTCCAAACGTTCTAGAGAGGTTAAATCTTGAGTAGTTGCTCTTTATTACATCACCTACCCTTAATCTAGTTAAAGGGGTCGCACTGATAACTTGACTAAACGGCTGAATAAACTTGTCTTCTGCAGTTGTAGTCATCTTTGTTCCTTTTGTCCACTGCGGATAGACAAGTGTTGTAAGCTTGTTTATCTTAAACCACATCTCATCAAAATCTTCCTTTGATGTGGCTGCTGCATAGAAAGTTAGTGAAATGTTTCTTGTTGTATTTCTATAAACTTTAACAGGATCAACACGACCGTATCCCCTAGATTCAGAATAGTTAGCAGTATATCTATCAGTCATACTTGAAAGAAAAGCATGAAATGAAATTATCTCATTTGTTCTCACATCGTGAAAATAAAACGGTACATACTCAGCGTCAAGTACATTTTCCACACCTCTAACAACATCAATTGGAATTCTGGCTGATTGATTCTCTCCGTTGATATTAATAAAAGACTTTTTTGCCAAGTCTGAAGATGTATGACCTTTTATTGGATTTCCACCTGCAGCATAAGTATTCATATTCTGAGAAGCTGCAATCACATTTCTAGGAACCAGATAAAGAGCAGGCAAGGCATTTCCTCTCCATGCTAAAGAGAGACTTGTAAGACCAGATTGTGATCTGCTCTTGGAAACCCGCGTTGATGGTCCATCAGGAAGAGAGTCAACATTGAGTGGCGAAACTGCATCACTAGAATCAAAACTAGCACCCCCAGTCATTTGGAGTGATTTATCACCTATTGATGCAAAGCTATTCAAAACACCAATCATCTCAGCATCTGCTATTCCTGCCAAAGTCTGGCCTATAATTACTGTGGGGTCTGACTCATATGACTCCTCACCATTGGAAATTTTATTCTGCAGTAATGCATTCTTTTTTAAAACTGATCTTGAAACTGCATACCAGAAACCTGGTGATTCTGCGACACCCTGATATCGGCCGACCACCTTGGCATTCATCGGTTTTGACATCTCAGACCCAAATACAACCTCTACACCTCGCTCAACACACTTTCCATAAGAATAAACTGTCGGCACCATAATAGAAGACATTAGAAAATCTAGCTTGGCAGTCCTAGCTAGCATTGATGTCTGTCCTGGAAAATAAGGACCTCGACCCAAGTCTGATATTTTTGAATCTTTTGCTCCGGCAACAATTGATTTTCTATTTGAATCCAGCCTATCAACCAAATCATCTAGTATCTCAACCATGGCAATAATTGTTGCAGCTGCCCTTAGTCTAATGATTGCCTTATTTTTGGCTCCTGTAAATGATAAGTCAGGTGTGTAATCAGAGCCGTAGCTTGTGCTAGCAGCTTCTTCAAAAGCGCCGCGATCACCTCTTGTTGAATCACCAGATGAAAAATGTGGTGCGCCGAGTGCTGATCTTGCTCTAACATTACCCTTGCTAGCATCTGGAAGTACCTTTTTTGAAGCAACATTTTGAACTTTGGCGCTTTCATAATCAAAAGCATCAGGATTTAAACTTTCACCAGGATTCTCACCGTTATCTAGACCCAAAGACTTAAGCATGATCGATCCGGCTACTTTTCTTAGCTCGTCATTAACCATAACTGGTGCACTGATTTGATAATCACCATAGGTTGTCTGAGATGTTCTGGTTCCAGAACCTTTTTTACCAGACTCTAAATCTTTAACTAGGTCACCAGAAGCTGTTCCCTGCGGGTAGAATGCAGATCTTTGAGAAGGAGCACTATTGTTTCTAAATCTATTTCTTGTCAAGAAAGTAGTCTCAATAGCTATGTTAGCCGGTTTATCTTTAAAGCCTTTGGTCTGCGCAAAAGTCTTTCCCGTTCTATCAATTTTGCTTGACGGGAGGCTTTGAAGAAGAGTGTGACCACTTCTCGGCCTCGTTTCTTTTTTCTTTACAGGTTCTTTTGACGGGTCTATATCACCAAGCTTACTAATTATATTACTTAGTTTGGGAAGGTTGCCGTTTGAATATTGTAAACTGGTGTCATTAGAGTCAATAAAAACAGAGTCAGCACCCTGCTGTGTTGAAGATTGCAATGCAGTACCTACGCCACTTTCACTTACCTTACTTAGCGTAATAGCACGAGATGAGCCACCCTGAATCTTATAGTAATTTACTGCCTCAGTAAGAAAGTTTAAAAAATCATTTACCAGGCTTTCGCCGACTCCTTCAACATTTAGCTGAACTAACCGCTTACCTGATCCTGGGTCTACACCCAGGTCATCTCCTACATCTATATCTTTAGCATCTCCGCCTAGAGTGGGATCAACTACATAGCTTAGGCTATCTTTGCTAGATACACCCCTCAGGAAGTCTTTGAGTTTTTCTCTTGCCATGAGACTACACCCTCTTCATCTGATAATAGGTATTCAAGTGTCGCAGTTAGCTCGTCAAAACTATTTGATGTTGCTGACATATCTTGGATTAGTGTGTCGAGATTTTCCAAAGAAGCTAGATTTTTTTTCATCCACTCCTTTAAGTCTTCAATCTCCTCCTCTGTGTGACCCACAAGAAGATTTTGAAAAGATCTGTTTATCATTATCTTATCAATTAAGCTCATAGGTTTTCATTAACTCCCTTCTGGCCGATGGGGACGCTAGCGCCAGAAGCTGAATCATACACATTACCCAGCGCTGCCTGCTCACCGACCACACGGCCAAGAACTTTGCCGTCAACATCAATAACAAGTGGTCTATTGGCTAGTGCATTAATACTTGTCGCGAGTAAATCCATCTTGCCTTTAAGCTCTTTTGTAGCAGTAGCTGCATCTTTCGTGCTAGTAATAAGCTTATCCATTTTTGCAGTTTGTGCTTTAATTGAATCATTACTTTGCTGAATAACTGTTGATACGTTCTGGAGTGTCTTTCTATTAGAAGCACTAGTCTTAGTTTTTCCTTTAGCTTCTGCTTTATCTAGATCAGATTTTGACTTTAAAGCTTCAAATATTGAATCACTGCTTCCCTTTTTGTTCTCTAGTTGAGATACCATGGCTGCTCTTAGATCTTCATCACCTTTGGAATAGGCATCAAGAGCAGCTTCAAGTGATCTCTTGCCAGCCTTTTTAGAGGATATAAGGTTGGCTATTATACCCTGTGATCTGTTTCTTATACCAACAGTTTTTGAATCTGCATACTTGGACATAATCATCTGCAACTCTGTTTCGTAATTTTTACCAAGTTTAAGCTGGGTGGCTAAGTTTCTTCTCCCTTCTTCATCGAGATCTCTGTACTCAAAACCTAGCTTTGAAACATTTTTTGCTGCTGCACCGTAATAAGAGTCTGCATCACTAAGCATACGTTTAAGAGAAACTTCAGATATATCCTCTATCTTTTCAAACTCAGCTTTTGCTTCTGGTGGGATAAGCTTGAAGGCTTCAGTAAATCCTTCGCTAACTTTTAATCCTACATCATGAGGTGATTGGGCCCAAAGACCACTGTCTTTGATCTCCTGAATTAGACCGTTTATCATGTTTTTAAATGAGATCTGGATCTTTGGATCTCCAAATGCCTCAACAAATCCTTCACTAATATTTGTAGATACAGTACTAAGTAGTGGGCCAAGTTCCCTTTCCAAGGCTTTACCTGCTATTCCTCCTACGCCGCCCAGGGTGTTAGTAGCAGCGCCAGCCATATCATTGAAATCTTCTTTGACTTGCTGGGTGGCTTCATTTGTAGATGTAGTAAGTGCTCCGAGAACCACCCCGGCGAACTTGTTAATTGATACCTCAGAGCCATCAACAAATACATCAACTGATCCTTGAATTTCTGCAAATGCATCTTTAAAGCTTTCAGCCGGAGCACCTGCAGCTGCCTCGAGATCTGCCATGGATGTAATGTCTGCAGTAGGATCGAAAAGTCGTTCAACAGATTCGATGTCCGTTAAGTTTAATTGTGACTTAATAAGCCTCTTTTCAGCAAGGGTGAGATCATCAACAGATTTTCCTGTTAGGAGAAATTGATCTCTCATATAGTTGAGAAAACCTAGCTGGTCAGTATTAGCTAGTTTCATTGCTTCCATGGCATCTATGTTGACACCAAAAACACTTGTAAGGGCAGAAACTGATTGTACAGCTGATTCAAAGCTGGAATATTTTGAAACCATACCCTGAAGATCTCTAAAGTCAATTCCAATCTGTCGTAGTGTTCCGCTTATCTTTGCAGCTTCTTTGGGCATGACATTTCCAAAGTACTGAGTTGACTCGATGATCTGAGACATTGAGTTCATGATTGCCTTAGCAGAGTCACCAGTCTGTTTTGCTATCCTTTGTGCATACACTGCTGAATTTCTCAACATCTCTGTAGCTGATTTTTTATTAAGTGATATAGCCCTAGTTACAAACACGCTAGTCTTTTGTGCACTAAGGCCCATGCCACGACCAAATACACCCATTTCAAGGAGAAGCTCAGGGGTTGCCTGTTTCATAAGAGCTAGACCATCTACAGCACCTTGTGTGCCTTCAGTCATCAGTTTAAACGCTGCTGTTGCAGAGTTTGTATTCCCTATCATCCGTCTAAGATACTGGCCTGTCTCATTAGTTCCATACAGTGCCTGATTGAGACCGGCATAAGCCTTGGTCATTCTACCAGCGTACTCTGCCTGGGTAGTACCCATTGGGCCGAACCCGCCTAGGGTTTTCTGAAGTGCTTGAATTCTTCGTTCAAGTTGCTTATCACCCAATGCAGAAACAGCACGACCTGCTCCGTCGGCAGTACCAATCACATTTCCTAGAAGACCATCAAGTTCTCTAATAGTACTTGATGTACCTGATATATTTCCGCCGGGGTCTAAATTTATTCTTGTACTGCCGATTCCTGCAAGTGCCGACTGTGTATTCTTTGCCAGAGTTGCTGCAAGACTGGCATTCCCGGCAGCTGTTGCAGCCTGCTGTGCTCTCGCAGAGTCTATGCGTAACTGCTCAGCAGAAATAGTTAAGTTGCTTTGCAAGACTGTGTTCATCTCAGTGAGAAGAGTCTTTTGTCTAGATAGAATTTCTGTGTTATCAGTAGCCAATTTTATATCCCTATAAGATTAATTATTTAAACATTAGAATTCTAGAACTTTTTAGGCATAGAAAATCCTTCCGGGCTTATTCTGCTCATAATATCAGACATGTCACCCATGGGTATTTCTTTAACTATTTCACCTCTTTGTGAATTTTGGCTTTCTTTAGAGAGCTTTTCTTTCTTTTCAAACTCTTCTTTAAGCCTATTGATAAACCACCTTCGATATCTTATTGGCATTTCTCTAGTGTCAGAATAACTCATTTTTAAGTGATACTGTAGAATGAACGCCTCTTCGAGGAAGTTGACTTTGGCATTTTCAGTTGGGCCAAAAAAACGTGGCACCCATTGGGAGCCCTACCCTCCCTTCATGGCCACAATCAGGACAATGAATATCTGCTGTCATATCAATTCCGGGCTCATTGTCTGAAATATAAGATCTTAAATTTTTAGAATCAAGTGCCGGCATTTTAGAAACAAATTGAGATATTGTATTTCTATCTTCAACGCCTTCGATAGAAACAATATGATATTCTAGTCGGGTAGTGATATTCTTTTCGATGCCGCTTCCGCCTGTTATTTTTTTAGTTCTCTCAAGGAGCGTTGATCTATCATTTTCATCGACACCAGTTAGAAATTTAAAGTGAACAACTTTCCCAGTTACAGGAAGTTTATAGGCAAATAGATTCTGACCTGGCAACACGGGATCAATGTCAAGCCTATTAATTTCAAGATCAGAAAGATTAAATTCTTGTTCAGACTTCTTGCCACATGCTGGGCATGTAATATCAGCTGGATAATCTGACCCATAGCCAGTTACCCTTATTGATATCATAATAGCATTTCTATCACCCAGAAGCATATTGTCAACATTTATTTTTTTATCAATAATACAAGACTTAATAAGCTGTGTAATTACTGTTCCTTGCCTAATTAGAGCAGGAGATGAAAGTATATCTTCCTCTTGTGCAGTCATAGCTTTTATCTCTACAAGTGACTTACTATGCAGAGGGCTATCGGGAGAATACACCTTGCCCTCGGAAGGAAGTGGGACTGCTTCAACTGGAACTGTCCAGTCAAATAATTCTTCAACCAGGTTTTGCCTGGTTACATTTTCTTGAACACTCTTGCCTGCCATTAATTACTCCTAATCAGATTATTCTAACGCTATCAGAAGGTTCGTAAATTGAAAATAACAAAGCCCGCTCAAAGCGGGCTTTGTTTATAGAGTTATTCTTAGTATTAGAATTGCAATACGCAATTATCATATCTAAGTGTTAGATCAATTGACATAGGAGCTGAGTCATTTTCATATGTCAATGACTGAAAATTGGCTGCTGTGATCATAGCACCCTTGATATCCCAAAGCTCAACAACAGTTCCAATTGGATCAAGCATTTTAAGTTGACAATCCCTCTTATAGAAATCAGCATAGCCTGCACGGCCTGAGACTGATTCGTAGTGAGTTCTTATCCATTCCATGACCTGTTGTGCGCCTGATGGTGCAATTGGATCATAAAGTGTTACGCCAAGAGTTTCAAATGTCATCCTCCCAGCAAGGTATCGTTTAGCATTTATAAACGGAATTTCCTGCTCAGCAATTCTCATGCTAGGGCGATTGGCCGTTTTCATTAGAAATGCGTCAATCCCCTCTATAGCGAATACCCACCGAAACTGGCGCTTTGGCTCAAATTTATTCGGAAGCATATCCTGGACTGAAAGTGTCTCTGCCATTTTGTTCTCCTAAGATCTCTATGTTTATAACTATATCAATGACTGGTTTTAGACATTGTCAAAATTACCCTGATTTGTAACAACAAAGTCAAGAGCAATAAATTCAGCTGTTCTAGTAGGCTGAATGAATATTTTTCCTCGAAGCGTATTATTTTCAATATCAGCTTGCGTGGTTGTAGATGAATCAATTAACACCTTGTATCTGTCAACACCGCTCTTATCCTGTATGCTCTGAAGGACCGGCTTGACTAGGGAATTAAATTTATCCAATGTTTCTTGCCTATTTGGCTCGAATAACATGAGATTGGAAATATTTCTAATTTTCCGCCTGATGTTAATTAGCAATCTTCTAACATTAATCCTGTCAAGGGCACTCGCATTTGCAAGAAGTGTTTTCTGTCCCCAGACAACAACACCTGTTCCAGCAAAAGATGTTAAAGGATTAATATCTGCTTCATAGATATTGTCCATATTATCTTTATTGAGAGGAAGTGCTGTCATAATCACATTATCAAGTGCACCACGAGTAAATCCTGCAGGTGCAAACCACGGATGGGCGACTGAGTCATTTAGAGACATAGCACCCATAACAGCAACAGAAGGCGGTACTCTAACATTAGTATTTGTCGTCGGATCACCAACAATTACGTCTGGGAAGTATGCAGCTGCGAATGATGTATTTAGTGCTCTACCCTGGAAGTCATCTACTGTATTGGTTACGTTCGGAGTCTGGATCGATGAGGTTATAATTTGATTTATTCCATCTCGCTCCTGGATATCCATGACGTACATGGCATCAAATCTATTCTCAACAGCATCAATTGCATAATCAGTTACTGATGTGTGTCTAAGGCCAGGAATTGCGAGAAGCTTAATGTCGACATCTGTCTTGTTACCCATTAGATCGAGAGCTTTTCTATATGCTGCAACTGTAGGTCCGGAAAGTTCTCCCTGGGAGCTGTCATCCATCTCTCTCTTGACAGCTGCATTTGCAAGCCGGGTCTTGTCCTTGTTAAACACATTTGTTCCGTCAAATCCACCCATCATAAATACGGTAAACTTAGCAAATGTCCTGTTTCCAGGCACTGTCTTGAGGTCGTTAATACTAAATGCCCTTGTCTTGGCACTGGGGCTGGTTGAAATACTGCCCTCTCTAACATATGATGCGCTAGCCCATTCAGCAGTGTCAGCGTATGTATTAGATCCAGTTCGAACCTTAATTCTCTCAAGAGTGAAGATGTTATTATTAAATCTGTCAGAGTCTAGAATTGTCCCACCGGAGTCTGCTTTACCCGCGTTATTTCCAGCGACAAAGTTGAAATTAGAAGGATCAAATGATGGAAAGAATTTTGACCTATCTGCAACATCAACTGCAACAGGTGTAAGTAAATTGTCTTGTGTGAGAGAGACAATTCTGTCAAATCTAACTCCCCAGTAAAGTGTGGAGTCTGCCCTATCTTGCTTTGAGCCAATGGCAACATTTCTTCTGTATCTCACAGGTGGCTCAACAGCCCTCTTGAGAACAGCATCAGCGTATAGGTAATTTGTTCCGGCTCTGTGGGTGATATCAGACAGGGGTCCGCTTCCAGATGTCACCAGGTGATCCGGGCCCCTAAATCCAATTGGGAGTGCACCTGCGGGAACCTCACCGTTACTAAGGGCATCTGATAACTCAACCCTAACGTATGCCGATCTTATCAAGTGATCACCTGTCTCAACCAGCTTTTGAGCTGTAGATGCCTGATCAAAGTCAAAGTACGTGTATCTATCGCCGATGACCCTTCCGATATATCTGTCAGAAGATCTATCTAGAGAGACACCGCTATACCTTTCTAAAATAATGGGCTCGCGGTCCGTATCACCGTAATCCCTAACGAATAGATCAAATGTACCAAATTTTGAAGTTGTGGTATTAGAGGGTTTAATATTCTGTATTGATACTTTAATGCGAGTATTTGTGTACTCACCGTCACCGATAGC